TACGCAGTATACTACCGCAGCCACCAAGAGGTGCTACTTGATTTGGTTCATTCCAAGTCCAAGTTGTACCATCGTCAGATGTTCCTATAGTAGTCCACAAAGGGTCTACACCACTTGTTCCGGCTTCTGTATCAAACCACGTAGAACCTCCGGGGGTAGAAGCGGTTCCTGTTGCAGTAGGGATACCCGTTGTTCTTATAAAATATGTCACAACAGAACTACCCGGATCTCCTTCTGCTCCCGCAATATTACCAAAAACATTTAGCTTGTGATTACGAACTAGCTGGTCTATCCCTCGTACCTTAGCTCGATAAGTTGTAGTTATAACTCCAGAAGTAGCAAAATTACTTATAGTAGTTTCGTGAAAATCATCTCCAGAGTTAAAAGCAGTGTTAGTGAAATCAAAAGACCCAGTTTTAACTTGGGATACAATACAGAATGTATTATCTACCGTTAAAGTAGTGCTATCCGCTACCCTTGTAAGCTCTTGAGAGCCTGCGTAAACCCGTAGCTGCGCATCAGTGTCCGTAGAACTCCAAGCACCCGCCGCATCTTGAGTAAAGACTACACCTGTAGTGTCCCACTCTGCTATTACGGAATCTGGGCTTGGTAACGTAAGTGTTATAGCACCAAGTACTACTGCTGAAGGCGAAGATCTTCTTCCTGTTTGAGAGATAGTTCGAAGCCTTATCCAGACAGGGGTTGAGGGGTCTCCCACAAACAAACTAAATTGTTCTGATTTGGTTCTACCTGCTACTTCCCAATCGTCATCTTCTGTGCTAACCGTGGTGCCTTGATACCACTCAATTTCATAGTAGTCAAAGGCGTGACTGTTACTTGTTTGCCATCTCAAAAAGATTTTCTGTTCATCAGGTAAAGCACGATACCCATAAACCGTTGCGTCGTTTATATCCCCTAACGCTATTTCAGTATTTGTTAACGTTGGAGGAAACAATTTAAAAGAAGTTGCTCTTGAATATTTACTTAAAACTTCATCCTCAATGTTCCAAGCGAAGTCATCCGCGTGAATCCTCGTGGCAGTAATGTTTACTGTCATATTTTCTGTCAGTGAGACTTTTTCAACCTTAACAATATCATCCGCATTGGTTAGTCCATTGAGTTCACTGTTGAGCCTAATGATATCACCGGGTTCTAATGAATAACCCTCAGAGAACATTTCAAATTGATATTGTATAGCATTTCTAGATTCTCTAACAGTCTGCTCTGCTAATGCCGTAGCGTGATAAGGGTCAGTTATGCCGTCTCCATTTAGAGTAGTATTTAAAACAACATTATTATCTTCTGACAAATAAGTAGTATGAACAGTACTGTTCTTTTCTGGCCAAGTTACTGTCTTGGTCTTAAAGTTTTCTTGCTCATCCAAATATCTAACGCTTGCTGAATTCAGTTTCACATCTGCACTTGGATAGATAGTAGTGATGCTGCTTGTTCTTAAGAGATCATCCGTGACTACCATTGTGTTGTTTGCTTCTGTTCTCAATGCTGCTTGAGTCGTAAAGTACTTAGTGTAAAGCTTAAATTTGCCTTCTGACCAAATCAAATCCGCATTAGGCATAGAGTTTAGAATAGAAGCGACATTGTCTCTTACAGGCGAACTAGGATCTAGTACTACGTTACATTCATAAAGCGGTAATGAATCCGCATTAGAGTTAGTGTAAGCTATTAGCTGGCCTAGTTGAGTGTTATCTATAGTATCTGCCGTTGAGATAGTTGCCGCACCATCTTGAGCAGTAACGTCAGAGAGAGGCACTTCTATTACATCGTCTGTGCTGTTATAAGAGGAGTTTGTAAAGTCAATAGAGTAATAACCTTGCGTATCGCTTGGTGAATTACCCACATATCCTGCTGCCGCAGCTGCTGATTGTATCGCACTAAGGTTTAGGTCTATATTTGAAAAGTTATAACCTGAGAATACTAAATGACTTTGCCCTGCTGCAGTAGTGATTGCTAATGCTTCAATATCTTGACTATAGTCTTTTCTACCTTCCCAAATTCTACCGCGTCTTTCGATTGCACCTAAACCCGCAGCGGGATTAACCGTTTGAGCGCAAGTTACAGCAGAAGCATAAAAAGAAGCTAAATCTATATCGCTTAAATCTAAGTTCATACCGTATTCACCTGTTAGGTAATCCAGTAAAACTAATGCGGGATTATTACTATAGGTTAGTGTGCCTGCTCTATTATACGTGTAAGTAGAATCACCATTGTCTACTATTAAAGGAATTTTCTTTCCTTTTACATAGAAGCCTAATGCTGGTATTTGGTAGTACTGAGGTTCTTCTCTGTCTAACCAAAAAACACCTGTAGCAAAAGCGCAATCTGTAAATTTGTTGTTGCTATTAAGGTTGTTAGCAGTAGCCAGAGAACACGCAGTTCCTCCATCATTGTATTGTACTATGTAGTGACCACCACCTTCTTGTTGAAATTCTTTATCATTAAAAGGAACATCATCTACTTCTAAGTACTTTATTTCTTCAATTTCACCCTGACAAATAGCGTATTGAGTAATTAAAAATCTATTACGATGCCTTTTTAATTTATAATCAATATCTGCTTTGAGGGATTGGTTTATGATCCAAGAGGAGTCACGTGCAGCAGAAGTGTCTGAGTACACATAGTCGTGTTCTGTTCTAACATCTGCTAATACTCCGCCTACCTTTTGCCTACCGTAAACAATAGGTACAGGGCTAGCTTCCCCTTTTACTGTAAGCTGAAAACCTGCTTTTTCGTCTGCTTCTCTCTTAGCTTTCTTTTCAGCTTTTCTTTGTTTCCGCATTTGGACAGCAGTACTTATTACCGATATCGCAATTGAGATTATTCCCCATATCATGGCTTCTTACCCCATCTTACTTGTGTGCTCTCGATGTTATCGTATATATTGTCAAAGCACGTATCTGTTGGTTCAATCAGTTTTTGATGAAAACTATCTGTTAATCTTTCATTTGTACGATCTAGCGCACCAAAAGGAGAGGAGCATTCTATCACTGCCTCTTTAGTGCCTTCCTGTGGATTTGTTTCTATTGAGATAGAATCGATTCTCCCTTTGTATAGTATATCGAAATCCGTTGTGTTACCCTCGATCCCTAAGCTAACTGTAACATCTGTTCCTGTAGCTTGTTGATCAAAGTGAGTTTTATAAACATCACTAAAGTCAGTTAGTTGTATTCTATATATTTCACGATCTGCGATATTAGTTAACTGAGGAGGGGAGAGTTTAGTCAGCCCCCCATCAGAAGTATAGGGTACACTATTGACAGTGATGTCATACGGCAAGTCTGTTAGGTTAACAGTCCCGCCAGAAAACTCCATAGATAAAATTAAGTACGGTTCTGACAGAGAAAGTTCTAGTCCCGTAGTAATCGAGCTAGGAGTGTTTTTCATTTTATAGCGCCTCAATTAGGTTTATATTTCCAGCATCACTAAGGATGCCGTCTACAAAAGTGATACCTTGTACATTTGAAATGTCTCGGTATGCTGTAAAAGTTATTGCGTCTGTACCATCTCTGTACAACAATGATGTTGCTGATGGGACTTCAAGTCTTAAAGAAGGGTAAAGACTTATGTTTCCTGATCCGTTATACTCTGCTTTAACAAGATAAAGTTTGTCATGATTAGAGAATTTTACAAATCGACCCTTAGCTATTGTACCATTCGCACCCGTGAGTGCTACAGAACTAGCGCCTGCTGCAGTAGTTCCGGAAGTAGATACAGCAGCAGTAGATGTACCATGACTAATGGTTTGGCCCCTAGCATTCAGCTGGGGCATCTCCATTGTAATTGCGTCATGAAAACTATCTAGCATATCAGGTAAAAAAGAAGAGGCATCAGTTAATGTTACTCCGAATTCTAATTCCCATCTTTGAGCACCCTGTTTAACTCTACGAACTTTGAGTGATACAGAGTCCGCAGAGAAAACAGGTTCATTAGATTTAATTATAACTGGAGCAACTATATCTTGACCTTCAAATTGATACGTTGCCATTTCGTTTCCTTATCGTGAATTCTCACGGTTGTTTTGATTTACACCAGATGCTATTTGAGGCATCATCGCGTAAATCTCTTTCTTAGTTTGACGAGAAATATCGCCAGTGATTTGGATATTGTTAGTAACTGTGTTTTGTTCTTTCCCTTTACCACCTTTGGCTTGACGGAAAAGCTCACCTTGCTGTGCTTCGGTAAGAACCATTTCACCGCCGTTAAGCTTGCTATAACCACCACCATCTGGCACAAGGCCACCGCTGTGAAAGAATAGACCGCCTACAGCAGACAGTAGTCCACCAGCTCCACCAGAGCCACCTAGTAACCCAGAGAGAGATGACATTACGCCACCAAATAAACCACTAAACTTAGAGGTAATACCTCCCATTAGATCTCCGAATTTACCAGTAAAGTTTTGAAAAACACCACCAAAAGCACCTGCTGCCTTTTCGCCTTCCTCTTCAATTTCAAGACCGTCACCGTCTACTTTAATTTCTGGAGTTTCATCATTTTCTAATAAAGGAGGAATGTCTAAGCCACCACTTAGCCCGGAGGTGTCTGTAGCCTCTACCATCTTAACGAACAAAGGAGTAGAAGGGGTTAGCCCATTAGAGATAGCGGCACCAGCGACATCTCCGATTCCTTCACCTGTATCAGTAACGTCACCAAACAGCTTAGAGAACATACTTTGTAAACCCGGTTTAGTACCCTCACCATCTTCTGTAGCCTTATCGCTAAACAAGCCTTCAGTGATTCCCGAAGAAAAGCTATCAATAACATTAGAAGAAAACGAGTCTAAAAGACCAGAACCGAAATCACCAAAACTCAATTCTCCTTTTAAGAGACCCGAAAGACCGCCTTGGAAATCATTCTTCACGTTAGTAGCAGCAGCTTCGCCCGTGGCTTTAGCAAACTTGCTTATTTGCTTAGATACTTCTAACGACTCAGTAGCTACTATTAGCTGCTCACCTAGGATGGCCATAAGGTCATCTGCGATAGCTAGTTGTTGCGCCTTGAGTTCAAGAGGTACTTTATCACCGCTATCAAGAATCTCTTTGTTGATCTTGTTCGCAGCTTTAGTTAAAGTAATAACTCTTCCTAACTCTTTACCGTTCTTATCTAAGAACGTAGATAGGCTTGAAACATCAACAGTAGCACCTTCACCTATGTTTTCTACAGCTGTTTTCACTGCCGAAGCTAACTCAGTGGTATCAAAGAATTGCTCTTTCTTTTCAGGAGCCGCAGTAAAACTGCTAAAAACTTCTGAAAACATATCTTTGATGTTGGTTACCGCATTGTCTATTGCTGCAAAGTTTTCTTCACCTAGAGTCTGCTTTAACATTTCTGTTATGGCAGAGATCACTTTTGCAAGAAGATCTTGCTCACGAGAAACACCTTGGTCTAAACTAGAAGCACCTACCGAACCACCTTCGCTAAATTTAGAAATAGTTCCAGAAGAATTATTTAACGATTCAAGCATTGATCTATTTTTATTAGCAACAGAAGCCTTAACCACAAACTCTCCATTAGAGAGCATAGCTGGTATAGAGTCAGAAGTCGCTGTACCCTCACCGAATACAGAGCCTCCCGTAGAAAACTTACGAATCTTTTTAGCTTGTTCAATAAGTCCTATACGTCTGTCAACTCTGTTTGGAGTTTGCGTGTAGTTTAAAGAAGACGCGTAGTTACGTTTCATTGCATCGTAATCAGGCATATCACCTGAAGTGATTTCACCGACTAATCCGGGCCAACCTGTAAAACTACCTAGTTGGAAAGCGTGATCAGTTAAAGCTATTTTCATAGGCTTAGTGAAGCTTTCCCACTTCTCACCAAAAGTAGCCTTTGCTATTTTATGATGTTTAGCAAAATCTTTTTCATATAAAGCGTCTAGGTCTAATCCCGGCAGGCTTATATTCTTTTGTTCTAAGAAACTATCATTAGGGTGCGAGTTAGGTTCATTAGCCGCTCGCCATCCTAATTTCTCTTTAGAAAGTTTCAAACCTGTGCTTTTAGCTTCCTTAGCAGTAAGCAAGTGACCACCACCAATAGTAAGTAATTTTCTACTATCGTGATAAACCCTGTCTACAAAACCTTCTTCGTCAGCAATGTGTTTTCTAGCCTCTGCCATATAAGGTGCTGTTCTAGAGCGATCATAGAACTCTTGTTGAGGCCACAAAGGATTCTCGAAAAGGTGATCAAGCTCGTTAGCATTCTTAGCAACGTCCATCATTTCGCTAAAGCGATTACTCTTCATATAGGGACTTTCAACAAAGTTGCTATCCCCTCTAAATAGAGATTTGGTTTGGTCGGTAATACGGGTAGGGCGCTTAAAGAGTGAATCTTTCATAGACACTACAAAGTCTGTTATGTCCTTTACAAACCCTCCGGCACTAAAGCTTGGAAGTGCTCCCGTTGAATTCAAAGTTTCGAGTAAACCTCTGTTCTTTTTAGCAACAGACTCTTTAATAACGAATTCACCATTAGAGAGCATAGCTGGTATGGAGTCAGAAGTTCCTGTACCGGCACCGCTAACGGATCCGCCTTGGTTAAAGAACTGTGGAGTTCTCTCATCACTTTGTGGACCAAATGTATCTTTAGCTCCAAGTGAACTAAATAGGTCGCTCCAACTAAAGTTTTCTATAACGTTGATAAAAGAATCTGCAAGACTAGTCCCTAATTCAACAGTAGCTGTTTTTAGGTTGTCCCACATAGTTTTAACAAAACGAATTGCGATGTCATCCCACTCTCTTACATCTCCTAGATAACTAAAAATGGTTTGACCAATATCACGAGCAAAATCATTTATTCCAGAAGTTAAGCTTTCCCACAGAGACCTAGCAAATTCGATAGCTAGTACGTGCCATTCTCTAATGTCACCTATGGTTTCATAAATAGACTTGCCAATATTAGATCCGAACTCTTTTACTGCTGAGCTATTGAAAGCCGCGTATATAGCAAGAGATAATCCAGCTGCTAAGGCAGTCATCATCAAAGTGCTTCCGGCAACTGCAGCGGTTATAAGACCTGTTGCAAATACAAAAGCTGCTTTCGTTGAAGCTACGATTAATGCACTAGATACTGTAGTAACCCAAAGAAGTGCTGATTTAATAGAATTCTTTCTCAAACCTGCGCCAGTTATCATAACGTAGCGTAAAGCAGAAGCTGCTGCAGAAGCTAACATATGCGCTGCAAATACAGTTCTTGCTTTTACAAAAGCCGCTACAACGGCAGCTGCCATAGTTTTAAATATAGCGCCACTCATACCGATAGCTACTGCTCGACCTAACACGGCACCTAGGAAACCACCAACGTAGCCTAAGAAAGCTCCGGCAATCATTTCACCTAGTTTTGCTAATGCAATAGTTACAACGAATTGTTCGCCTGCGCTCATTCCCCATTTAGTAGAAAGCATACTACCTAAAGCTGCTCCACCAAAACCACCGAGAATCCCACCGATAGAACCGAACATTGTACCTAAGCTAGAAGCAGTTTTAGACGCTGCGTCAGCGATCTTAGAGTTCGCATTTTGATAAATAGCACCTGTACGGTCAATCTCTTTGTTTAAGACGAATCTTCTTTCTTGGTTTCTGAGTAACTCTTTATTAGTATTAGCTACTGATTTGTCGTATTCTTGTTGGGTTAAGTTGCCTCTGTCAAGCTGAATTTTGTTCTGCTTTAGAGCTTCTGAAGCACCAGCAATATCATCGTTTAAGATGTTTAATTCTTTACGCATATCGGTAAAGTCAGAAGCGCTTAATACACCCCTAGCTGCTGCAAGACCTGCAACACCTGTTCCTGCTTCAGGCTGGAAGAAATTCTTAATTGCAGAACCACCAGAAGCTAACAAATTCTTTGACAAGAAACCAGTAGTAACTACTGCTAATAGGTTTTCACCAATGAAGGTACCTATTTTAGCAAGACCATATTTGTCTCCACCCAGTATACCAGCAGTGGCATCTATAGGGGCAGCTATGACTACGCCGATACCATCAGATATCTTTTGTAAAAAGTTTGTTTGTTTTTGAAGCTCAGTAGTTAACGTAGTTATACGCTTACCACGATCATCCAGTTTTCCTAAATCATCAGTGTCAAATTGCTTTGAGAAGCCTATAAAGTAAGCACCGAGAACAGCGATGATCCCGCCTGCGATTGCGCCACCTATACCAGTAGCAGTAGCATACAATGCAGTACCTAATGCAGTTACGATTAACCCACCCCACTTAGAGATGAAATCTAGACTAGCACCTGCGACTTGATCAATCAATGCTCTTATTTGGTTGCCATACTTGACCTCCATAAAGGAGCCTAGCACAGGCCAAATTTTCACTAGGAAGTCAATATCTTCTTTTAGCTTGCTAAACCATTTAGCGCCAGTGTTTCCTACATTTTTAAAAACTTGAATAGCCCCTCTTCCAAAATCCATAATTCCTGATTTTAGACTAGAAAATATTTTTCCAACACTGTCACCAAGAGCAAAGAAGATGTCCTTTACATTTGATGCAAAGGCTGCAAGACTATCTATTGCAGGTTTTAATTTCCCTGCCCACTTAATAATAAGGAGGATCATATCCTTCCATACAGAGTTCCCAACAACATACATAAATATGTTATAAAAGATTTCTTTTATAGTAGAAGCAAATTTTCCAAGGAACTTAAATACGCCATCAAGATTAGAAGTGTAAGCAACTACTTCTCTAACCATATCTTTATAGATAGAGTTTCCGATTACATACATATAAACATCGTAAAAAGCGTCTTTTATACCACCGAGTATATTAGAGACTAATGAGACTGCTTCTTTTAATTTAGAAGAAAAAGCTGTAACGCCTGAAGCCATTTTACTAAGAACCGCACCCGGTACATCTTCTATGTCTTTAAAAGCACTTTTAACTCTTAATCTAAAAATCAACAAGTCTGTTTGGAATGCTCTAAATGAGACTGAAAGTCCCACAAGCGTATCGCCGACAAAAGCACCTAGTTGACTAATTGTTCTCCCTAGTGAACCTGTGTTGAGCACTCTAAAAATAGAGTTCAAACCAACACCGATGTCTCTACCTGCACCTAGGAAAGCCTCGCTTATAGTTGTTCGTAGTTGAGAAAACTCTTTATCTATAGCGTCAGCAGAACCTAGTAAGGCTCTTTCTACTACCTTAGCAGTAAGTTTACCTTCTTCTGCCAAGCTTCTTAAAGCACCTACGTCTTCTCCTAACGATTTCGCAATCGCTTGAGCAATACGAGGTGTGCCTTCTAATACTGAGTTTAATTCTTGACCCCTAAGTGCTCCAGCTGCTAAACCTTGTTGTAGCTGAATCAATGAGGAGTTTATAGTTTGAGCGGAACCTCCGCCAATTTTCCCTGCTTTAATTAACACTTCCGCAAGCTTAACTGCTTCTTCGTTAGATAGTTTTGTATTACGTGCGAGGGATGAGTATAGTGTTACTGTTTGTTCTAGAGTAGAATTAACTCTCCTAGAAACGTTAAGTAATTTAGATTGTGTAGCTATTAACGCGTTAGTCCGACCTGTGGTCAAAGCAATTTGGTTATTGATTCGGGTAAAGCTATCAGTTACCCCTTTTAAGCCAGCTGCACCAATAAGTGCGGTAGTTGCAACTCCAATAACCCTGAAGGTAGATGAGAGTTGATTGCCAGTCCTTTCTGCACTGTTAGATATTTTTTCTACAGATTTATTAAGCTTATTAAGGTCAGCTTGGGCTTGTCTGGAATCCGACTGGATTTCAATTTCTAAAGCCATTAGTTTCTCCTAATAAAAATGCCCCTCTGGTTTTACTAGTCAATATTAGACTAACCATTGGGGCAAAGTTTTTATGAAATCTTAACAAAGTTACCAGATACTTCAAAGTATTTAGCAATTGTTTTCTCGACAAACCGAGGAGGAGCCTGCAATGAGGATCCCGCATTCAAGTCCTGAATGTAAGGTGTGCCATTTGTGATATAAAGCGTTTCTACTGTTTTCTTAGAAACAGGCCCAAGCAGTGCCGCTGAAGCACCGCCTTCTTTCCTGTCTAAAAAAGTACCAGACTTGCTTAAATACCAAGAGCCGCGAGCACGTCCTGTGTCGATCGGCGTAGTATCTGTAAGTTCAGCAGTTGCAGCAAAGGCAGAAGCTCGTTGGGCTTGGTTTATTAACTCTACGTATTCTTCATTAAGTTGGTCAAACAGTTCGTCTGCCCCTTTTATCTTTACTGTAACTGCCATTTAATTTCTCTGTTAGTTATTTCGTTCCTAAAGCTGCTGCGAGTTTCATACCGAAGACAGAGCCTTTTAATGATTGGTTCATAACCTCTCGATCAGACTTACTTTCTTCGTATGCTTCAACACCCTTAAGAGAAGGGAATATGTCAGAAGCTTTTTGCTTCATACCTTGGATAGCCATTAGCTTTGCTGTTCGGTTATCTTCTCGCCAACCTACTGGTCTAGCATCAAAGTACTTTTGCCACATTCTCAATTCATCTGCTGGCATCTCGTTTTCAAGCACATACACAGGCATTCGCAAGTTATATGCTATCTCATACAAAAAGAGATCCGCAGAGTCTATCCGTTTCCCTGTTCTTCCATTCCCATAACAGACTCAGACAACTTAGTAAGTTCCTGAACAGGAAAACCATCAATTTCTTCGTCCGTAAGTTCTTCAGCACCAACAACTGCCATTCGAATGACAAACCGCAAAATCTCAATTTGTTCTTCTGGGTTGTTTTCGTTGATAGCTTTAGATCGGGCTTCTACTGCTTTAGCGTCAGCGACCGTCAATACACGAACTTCTACTTCGCCGTCCATGAATGGTACTTTACGGGTTAAGGTCTTTCCTACAAATTCTTTCATTTTATTATTCCTAGTATTTTAAATTGTTACTTGTCAAACAAGCTTGGGTTGTTTTCTTGAAACTCGTCTAATAATTTATGCATCTTGTTTAACACATCTAAAGTTTCAAATATTTCTTGTCTTTTCTCAGCATGAAAACATTCGCTTTCATCAGAGAAGTCTTTGTATCGATCAAAAGTTTTACGTGAACTGAAGTCTATATCTTTTTTCATATTCCGTAAAGTAGTTTGAAGAACAAAAGACTTATCAAAAGGTGGAGTCTTGTCCATTATATCGTATCCTGTATAGGGAAAAGAGTGACCCGTTTGGGCCACCCTCATCAATTTACTTAAGCAGGAAGTGCGTAAGTAGAAGAGCCAGAACCAGCAACCAAAGATGCAGGTCCAACGAACTCACCAGCGATGGTCAGAGTCATTGAAGCTTGAAGAGCATCCGTCAATCCGGGGGTTACTTCGAAAGAAGCAATCGTACCGAAAAAGTAGAAGTCAGCAAATTTGTCAGCGTTGTCAGCGAGGATAACACCGTTAGCGTCAGTCGTCAGATCAGCGTCAGCAATGCGAACGCGGAAGCACAAACGGGTAGCGCTCTTGCGAAGCGTATCCAGTTCAGCGTGATCAGCAGGAACGTAGTTCAAAGCGAAGTCCAAAGAGGGAGCATCAGATTGACCAGAAACCTGTGAAGAAGTAGACTGTCCGTAAACAGGAACGTTTACGATGTTAGCAGGAGTTCCCAGAGAAGGGAATTCTCGAACGTTTCCAACGTGCTTAACTGCAGCTTCCAGAACTTCGTCTGTAGCAGCATCGGTAGCAAGGATGGTTGCGCTGTTAGAAGCGAACAAAGCATGGAGATCAGCAAGTGCGCTGTCTGCGTTGTTCAAAGTGTTAGGAACGTAGTCTAGAGTCGTGAACTTAGACGCTCCGATTGAAGTAATATGAGCCATTATTAATAACCTCTTAGTTATAGAATGTAAAATTAACTTGATAATCACCACGAAATAAATTGGGATTATCCTTATCTTGACCTAGAATTTGTAAAGAACTAGACTGTGTCTGAGTGCCATTTTCTAAGGTCTTGTTTTGTAAAATGCTATCTAGTAGATCTGCAATTTCCATTAGTCGCCTAGTGCCAATGTTAGCACTTACGTAGATTTGAACTATTGCTAATCCGCTAATTCCGAATCTCGAATAATCACTGTTAGTGTTTAATGGGAGAAATTCAACCTTAACGAACTCGCTTACACTAGCTGGTACTTTGAAGTTTACTGGATAGGTAGAGACGCTGTTAGCAGTCCAAGCAGGTGTTGCAAAAACACCTTCTATGTCGCTTTGAGCACTTACGTATTTAGTCATTAACCCTCCGTTACAAGTAGTGTAACTAATCCGGGTTCTAACTTATATGATAGTACACTGTGGTCAACACCACCAATTGTTACTATAGTAAAAAGCTTGGGTTCTGGCAAGTCTGTTTCTTTAACATAAACTTCAGACTTAGGTGCTCCGATGATCTCTTGAGTAGGATCTTCCTCAACGGCAATAACAATTGCTTTTACGGAAGTCTCTGTTACTGTAGAGGATGCGGAGTTAGTCGCGAAGTTGTAGGTTTCACTACTGGTTGTTTTAAGAGTTACAGTCTCAGCCAAATCGCCTACTTTGCTGAATACTATATCTACTGCCTTTTTAATTTTGTTACGTATAGACACAGTTTAAAACCCCACACGCCAATACCGAGTACTTCCACCGCTTAAAAGAGGTGTTAGTATTTTTCGGATTTGAGTTGGGAAACTTGAAGCATCTACAACCTCAGTGATCTTAATTGATCCAACCTGAATGTTTTCGAATGATCCAGTTTTGTCCATAAGACCTTCGTTGTTTATTAAGTGGTAAGCTAACTCGTAAGTTGCTCGTCTTAGTAAACGAATGTCTCTGTTTAAACTTGCTTCGGTTTCATCATTGTCAGCAGTAAACACATAAGCAGAACTAAAAGCCTCTCGTGTTCCTCTAGACGGGTCTCTAAATTGTCCCGATCTTGGAAAAGAGAGCAGTTGGCTGTTTAGAACCACCTGCCCTCCGAAAGGCATTTCATCTAGTTGTAGTGTTGCAGTGACTAACGCTTGTTCCTTCAAACAGTCTTCAGCGTCAGCCCATGCAGAGGCGTCCATGCGATCTTCAAAGTAACTGTCAGCTTCATTTAAGGTTACAAAAGAGTTAGTCCCTTTTATTAGTGCCATATTCAGTTACTCCTAAAGATATTAAGCGTGGAAGATTGGCAGAATGCCGAGGTTTAATGGGTCAGCTTTGCGATCCCAAGCAGGGGTAGCAACAGAACCAGCGAGAGCAGCGTTGGTAGCGAAAGCGGTTTGCGTTCCAGCGAAGCTGTAGCCTCGTGGATGCATAACGTAGCCCCAGCGGTACCAAGCGGTGGTGCGACCAGCGCCCATGCCAACACCTTCGTTGCGATCAACAGCAACAGGGTTAGGAACAGAAACAGCGCTCATGAATACAGAAGCAGGCAACATCATGTAAGATACTTTGACGTTAGATACTTCGGTGCTGCCAGAAAGAGCAGCGTGGGTAGCCGTACCGATAGAAGATCCGAAGTTGCGAGATACGATGATACGTACAACGCCGCCCAGAACCGTTTCGAAAGAGATGTTGCCATCAGTAACACGCTCGTCGTCAACCAAGTTGGCAACTTTAATGTCGAGGTATACTTCAGGAGAAACAACCATGTATACGAAGTCAGGAGCGTAATCAGACCATGCGCCCATTGCGCGGATGATGTGCTCAACACGACGACCGGGGCTTGCTTGTGACAAGTCAACCAGACCTTCGATAGCAGAACCAGTTCCGATGGTATCAGAAGAAGCAGCAACGTAGCCCCAACCTTTAGAAGCGTCAGCGTCTAGGCTGTTTCCGCAGAAAGCGTCAGAGTACAGAGCAGGTGCCAGATCGTTAGCAGTCTTGAGTTCGGTGTTCATAACACCAGACAAGCAAGCACGCAGAGCTTGATCTTCGTCTTCAGCACGAGTTTCAGAGAAATCACGAGCGATTTTGCCCAGTCCGTCTTCGCCAGAAATTACAGATTGAACCATGTACTCGTTAGCACCGTGGGTTCGGACAGTCTTGATGTAAGTCTGAACTTCGGTAGAGATGTTCGTGGTCTTACCGTAGTCTTCGTTTTGAGAAGCAACGTTAACAACAGAGTTAGAAGAACCAGCTACGTCTTCAGAAGACCCACCAGTTGCGCCAACAGCATAGTTGCCGAGAGGCTTGTAGAAGCGAACTTGACCGATGAAGTCTTCGCCGTTTGCGTTGATTTGAGCGTCAGCACCGACTAATTCGGTTCCAACGAGTTTCTTTGCGCGAGTGTAAAGCTCGTCCGTGTAAGCAGAAATTGCTTTGTTTAGAGTGCCGAATGCACTAGAAGAAATTGCCATTTTATTTGTCTCTTAGCAGTAGTGTGTATTAGAACAGTAATATTATAACCATTTACCAGAAGTGTCAAAAGCACCAGATTGAGCCGCAGCCATAATCTCGTCCGTTGTCATTTCAGATATTGGTTTACTTGAATCGAATCCTTGTGTGGTGGCGCTAACTTGTTGGCCAACACCGCTAGATTGCTTAGGTTTAAACAAAAACTCTTTGTCGTCATCCTTACGGAAAGTATCAATGAAGTCCTTGACAGAAGCGCCAGTACGGTGTACCCACTGACCATTCTCGTCTTGTACAAGTTGAGATACAACATCTCGATATGCGAAATCTGCCGCAGTATCGTTACGGAAGTCCAAGCTTTTCAAAGCATCACGCACAGCACTGTCACGAGTAAGCTCAGTAATTTGCTTATCACGTTCCTGTAGTCGCGCAGATAACTCTGCAAGCTTCATGTCAGCCGCTTCTTTGTGTTTCCCTTCTTCTTCCAAAGATCGTATTTCGTTTTGCTTTCGTTCTTCCTCAAATGCAACTGCTTTTTTAACAGCCTCATCACGAGCAGTGTAAGCATTGTTTAACTTCTCTTTGATACCAGATAGTTCTTCAGCAACGCGAGCCTCAACAATCTTCGCAAGTTCTTCTTGTGAGGACAGTTGGTTTTCTACGTTGTCAAGTTCTACATTGTTTTCATCAGACATTTTATATTCCTTCGGGCACGGCCCTTTGTAAAGTTAGTATATTTCGGTCACAGACCTGAGTATTGAGTTTGTTTAGTGGAGCCATTTAAGGCCCAATTCCATAGAAGTCCCAACCTTCTGGGATCTCCGCAAGAATGTCTTTGGCAGTTATGCCATCTTCAGGGTCAAGTAGTCCAAGATCAATCGCTTCCTTTATTAATGCGCGGTGTGATTCTCGACTCATCCCTTCCCTTCTCATCTGATCAAGAGTTTTACGTAACGTATCACCTTCTACTGCATCAGCATAAATTTCTCTTAGTTTAAATTTAGCTCGTGTAGAGTCGGCGAGGTTTGTAAAGAAACCATCGTGAATAGTTGCTGTAAATACACCATTACGTCTGCCCCATAAGTGGAACTGACGAACGATGGAAGCATCATTCATATGATTACCGTTAACTCCTAATCCGCTACGTGCTTCTATGATTGAGGATCTACCTTGAAAGCGGTGATCGATCATTGAGTCTTCGTAGATATTAGCTACCTTTCGGCCAGTAACAGGATCGATAAATTCTATCCTTTCTTGTACCGTTGGTTTGTATCGTTGATACAATATTTTCCCATCTACCGTAACCCAAGGGATATCTGTCCGTTGAGATTCGATAATGTAGGTGTCCGCAACCTTTTTCCAAAAGGAAACAAAGTTTTCAGTTACGGGAGCAATGTCTCTTAAGTGACCAGACATAATACGAGCTACTTCTCTAAAATGAGAAGGCCCAACTATTCCGCCTTTGACATTGGTTAATTTATTAACAAACAATTCTGAGTCAGGGTGTACGTCTCTCGCGTGTGCTAAAAGCTTATTACCCACAGGTTGATTGTTGTTTATAGAGTAGTTAACTTCAGTTTTGAGGTCTTTAAGCTTTTTCGCCACAGACGTTGCGCCCATTGCCTCTGCTGATTTAATCTTATTATCAATACCTTTATTGAAATCTCTTAAATCACTAGCTGTTACTACAGTATATCCCTTCTTAGCAAGAACTTTTGAAAGCTTACCTTCAATAGCACCTGCTTGTGTTGCTTGACCAGCACCATAAAATGCTACCATCGATTGACCTTTAGCTGCTTTAGCCATATCACCAAAGCTAAGGTCGTTACCGAGAGGGTTTATTTTCTGGAATTCTGGATCAGACATAGTTCTTTCTGCGACCAAATCATAGAGTCGATTTTTACGACTTGTAGCTACGACATTAGAGGATTCCGCTAAGGCCCGGTTTCTTGTAGAAAGG